GATTTTCTCCCTGGCTCCGACAAGATAAAATCAAAGACCTTGATTATGTTAAACGTTACTATGGTTTTAGTAATGAAAAGGCAAAACAAGCTTTGAGGATTCTTACTAAAGAACAACTAACATTTATAAAATCGAAATTTGAAACTGGAGGAACAAAATGAGTGTCGTTCAAGAACCTGAAGTGAAGTGGACGCCCGACCAAATGGTGGAAGTGATTCTTAATGAACCTGATGATTTTCTTAAGGTTCGTGAGACTTTGACCCGTATCGGAGTTGCTTCAAGAAAGGAAAAGAAAATCTATCAGTCTTGCCATATTCTGCACAAGCAAGGTAGATATTATCTCGTTCACTTTAAGGAACTGTTTGCTCTGGATGGCAAACATGCTAACCTGACCGTGAATGATGTGCAACGTCGCAATCGTATCGCTCAACTTCTCGCTGATTGGGGGCTGATTGATATTGTTGATGCTACCAAGATTCAAGATATTGCACCACTTAATCAAATTAAAGTCCTTGCTTATAAGGATAAGGGAGACTGGATTCTGGAAACCAAGTATAATATTGGATCCAAGAAGAAGAAAGTTGAGGATGCTGAGTGATGTCTTCGGGAAGTTTTGAATTTCGTTTTCGTCACCAAAACGAAGGTGCCGCCTGGCATAACAATCCTAATGCTAAGTTTGCTCTTCCCGATGAAGATGTAGAGATTAGATGTGATGATCCATATCTAAATGAAAATCAATTCCTAGAAATGGTTCGCAGATTTTTCATTGCTTGTGGGTATACCGAACAACAATGGAAAGATGCTTTAAAAGTTCATCTTAAAGAAGTGGAAACCGAATAAAAGAATTACGGGGTTCAACACCCCGTTTTTTGTAAGAAGTATTATAATTATATACGGATGCCGAAAGGGTCCACAAAACACAAACTCGCTTTTAAAGGAGCTACCATAATGACAAGTTCTACGAGATATACTGCTGCGGATCTTCCTGCTTTGATGGAACGAATTACCCGCAATAGCATTGGAATGGATGAATACTTCGATCGTCTTTTTAATCTTCACGAAACTACAACGAACTACCCCCCATATAACCTAGTACAAATAAATAATGTTGAATCCCATCTGGAACTCGCATTAGCAGGATTCAAGAAAGGAGAGGTAAATGTTTTCACAGAGTATGGAAAACTTTTTGTCGAAGGGCAAAAAGCAGATGCCGAATCGGATAGGACGTTTATCCACAAGGGAGTGGCTAGCAGAAGTTTTAAAAGAGCGTGGACTTTATCCGACGACACAGAAGTCCGTGAAGTCACATTTGAAGACGGACTTCTACGGATCGTACTTGGGAAAATAGTGCCAGACCATCACGCTCGCAAGGACTATCTCTAAATAAAAATAAAAATGAAATCTTTCCACCAATTTCTTAATGAAATAAAGACTATTTCATATCCAGCAGCAAAAGCACATAAGGTTTATCATAAAGGAAGAGTGACTAATGTAGGTGCTGGAAGAGCAGTTCCTATTAATCCTGGAAGTGGTGCTGGTGATGGTGGTGGAGGTAATGGTGACTAAATATCTTTGAATATCGTCGGCGCTATGCCACGGGAGGTAACTGGCAAAAACCAGTTGACACCTCCCTTTTTAATTTGCTATAATAGTAAGGAGAAGTACTGAACGCATGTCAATCAAATTAGTTATTCTGAAATCTGGGGAAACTGTTATTTCAGATGCAAAAGAGTTGATTGTTGAAGAAGATAAAATTGTTGGATATCTTCTAAACAATCCTTTTAAAATTACCAGTCAAAAGTCACTTCTTCTTACTGAAGAAGTGAAGGATAGTGATAGTATGGTCGAAATCACTATGTCTCCATGGATTCTTTTAACCTCTGATACTGCTATTCCAATCAAACCTGATTGGGTGGTTACAGTTGTCGAGCCAATGGAATCTGTTAAGCAAATGTATGAGGAGAGAGTAAATGCCTTTAAACAACAAACAGATCAAGGGACTTCTTCTGAAAGTTGATAACGTAGTTATCTGTGAAGTCATTGAGGTTGAGGCAGAACCAGGGGAACCTAACTGCAAAATAATCAATCCATATGAGTTCGTTGATGGTGAATTGGTTCCATGGCCAGAAGTATCTGGTCAAAATGAATTAATGCTTCGCTCCAGTGACATTCTTACTGTAGTTGAACCAAAAGAAGAAATTATTCAAAAGTATCTTGAACTAACTGCATAATGCGATTTTATACTAACGTCCAGATGGTCGGGGATCACTTCTTGGTCCGTGGTTATGAAAATGGAAAACATTTCATTACCCGTGAGAAGTTTAACCCGACTCTTTTTATCCCTGCAAATAAAAAAACAAAATATAAAACTCTTACGGGAGATTACGTGGATGAGATTCATCCTGGAACTGTCCGCGAATGTCGAGAGTTTATTAAAAAGTATGAGAATGTTGAGGGATTTAAAATTTATGGAAACGATAAGTACATCTATCAGTATATCTCTGAAACGTATCCTGAAGAAGAATTAAAGTTTGACATCAATAAAATTAAACTCACTACTCTTGATATTGAGGTTGCATCGGAGAATGGATTCCCTGATGTAGAGTCTGCTGCAGAGGAAGTTCTTCTTATCACAATTCAAGATTATGCTACGAAACGAATTCGTACCTGGGGTCTTGGACCTTTCAACAATCCAGGCAAAGATGTAGTCTATAAGCAGTTTTCTACTGAGTATGATTTATTGCATGATTTTATCAACTGGTGGATGATTGAAGAAAATACTCCAGAGGTGATAACTGGATGGAATATCCAACTGTATGATATTCCATATCTTGCCCGTCGTTTAGATCGTGTTCTTGGCGAAAAATTGATGAAGAGATTATCTCCTTGGGGTCTTGTCACTGAGGATGAAGTGTATATTTCTGGACGTAAGCATATTTCTTATGATGTTGGTGGAATCACTCAACTGGACTATCTGGATTTGTATAAAAAATTCACTTATACTAATCAAGAATCTTATCGTCTTGACCATATTGCAAATGTGGAATTGGGGCAGAAAAAACTTGACCACTCTGAGTTTGATACTTTTAAAGACTTCTACACCAAGGGTTGGCAAAAATTTGTAGAGTATAACATTCTTGACGTGAAACTTGTTGATCGTCTGGAAGATAAGATGAAACTTATTGAACTTGCCGTGACAATGGCACTTGACGCAAAGGTCAATTTTGTCGATGTGTTTTTTCAAGTAAGAATGTGGGACAGTATCATTTACAATTATCTCAAGAAGAGAAACATTGTAATTCCCCCAAAAGAACGTTCTGATAAGGATTCTAAGTATGCTGGTGCTTATGTTAAGGAACCGATTCCTGGAATGTATGATTGGGTGGTAAGTTTTGACTTGAACTCTCTGTACCCTCACCTGATTATGCAATACAACATCTCTCCAGAAACCCTTCTGGACGAGAGGCATCCAACTGTAACTGTTGATAAGATTCTAAATCAGGATCTTACCTTTGAGTTGTATAAAGATAAGGCAGTGTGTGCTAATGGAGCAATGTTCCGCAAAGATGTGCGTGGGTTCCTCCCAGAACTGATGGAAAAAATCTATCAAGACCGCACTATCTACAAAAAGAAAATGCTTGCAGCAAAGCAAGAATATGAAAAGACTAAAAATAAGGAATTAGTTAAAGAGATTGCTCGGTGTAACAATATCCAAATGGCGAGGAAGATTCAACTTAACTCTGCTTATGGTGCTATCGGCAATCAGTATTTCCGTTATTACAAATTAGCAAACGCTGAGGCAATCACTTTGTCTGGTCAGGTTTCTATCCGTTGGATTGAGAACAAGATGAATGCCTATCTAAACAAAATTCTCAAGACAAAAGAGGTTGATTATGTTATTGCTTCTGATACTGACTCCATTTATCTTGATATGGGTCCTCTGGTTGAAAGTGTATACAAGGGAAGAGAGAAAACTACTCAAAGCGTTGTTTCGTTCCTTGATAAGGTCGCTAAGGTGGAACTTGAGAAGTATATTGAAAGTTGCTACCAAGAACTGGCAGACTATGTGAATGCCTATGACCAGAAGATGCAGATGAAGCGTGAGAACATTGCCGAGCGTGGAATCTGGACTGCTAAGAAGCGTTATATCCTCAATGTCTGGGATAGTGAAGGTGTTCGCTATGAAGAACCCAAACTCAAGATTATGGGAATTGAAGCAGTCAAATCTTCTACACCAGCACCTTGTCGCAAGATGATTAAGGATGGTCTCAAACTGATGATGAATGGAACTGAAGAAGAGGTGATTGAGTTTATTGATAAGTGTCGTGAAGAATTTAAAAGTCTTCCACCAGAACAAATTGCTTTTCCACGTACTGCTTCTGATGTTCGTAAGTATCATTCTTCTTCCAGCATTTATGCACCTAAAACTCCAATTCATATTCGTGGAGCACTTTTGTTTAACTACTACGTCAAAGACAAAAAACTCACTAATAAGTATTCATTAATCAATAATGGTGAGAAGGTTAAATACATTTTCTTAAAAAAACCAAATACTATTCAAGAAAACGTCATTTCATTCATTCAGGAATTTCCTAAGGAACTTGCTCTTGACAAATACATTGACTATGAATTACAATTTGAAAAGAGTTTCTTAGATCCACTCAAGTCAATCCTTGATACGATTGGATGGAATGTGGAAAAAACTGTAAACCTTGAATTATTTTTTGCCTAATGGATTTGCCTATTAACGACGAAGAGCTAAAGAAAATTGTCAGTGCTCTTGGATTTGGGGGAGATGCTGCTTTGTATCATAAACTAAAACTGGTAAAAGAACTTAGAGAACAGGGTTTACCTTATAAAAAAATACTTCGTGAAGAGTATGGGATGACAGTATGATAACCCTTCCTATAAGTGAAAAAGAGTTGAACATTATTATTAATAGTTTAAAGGGGAATCATCCTGCTCTTTACTCTAAACTTTGGACTTATAAAATGAATGATTTGAATACGGAAAAAAATAAGAATGAATTATCCATCAAACAAAATTATTAATGATTATATCATTTTAGATAATTTTGTACCAGTAAGTTTGCAAAATGAAATTGAAGAAATGCTACTCTCTTCAAATTTTCCTTGGTATATTTTTTCAGAGATTTGGTTGGGCGCTTCAACCCCACAAAATTTATTGAGTAATAAAAATATATTAAATGCTTCTGGATTGGTGCATAATTTTGTAAATGAGGGACTGCCAGGATCCGAATATAGACATTCATTTATTTACATCTTACATTTTTTATCTAAGGAATTAAAATTTGATGTAAATGAGATTTTGAGGATAAGAGGAAGAACAACCTTTCAATATCCAGAATCAAATCATAATACTTTTTGTGGTCCGCATGTTGACTTTAGTATGCGTAACGATTACTATAGTCTAATATATTATGCCAATGATTCTGATGGAGACACCTTCTTATTTGAAGAAGAACGAACAGATAAAGATTCAAATTTTCATCCAAATCTTTCAAACTTAAAAATAAGACAGAGGATAACTCCAAAAAAGGGAAGATTGTTATTATTTAATGGTAATATCCTACACGCTGGAAACTGCCCAATAAATTCACAAGTTAGGTGTGTTATAAATTATGATTTTACCGCTTCAAAAAACTACTATGGTAATTAATTATGGATTTTCTTAAAGAAATTGTAAAAGAGGTTGGTGGTGAATACACCAAACTTGCTTCCGATATTGATGAGACTGAGACTTATGTTGACACGGGTTCGTACATTTTTAACGCACTGGTTTCAGGTAGCATATTTGGCGGTGTATCTGGCAATAAGATTACTGCTATTGCTGGAGAGTCTAGTACTGGAAAGACTTTCTTTTCTCTCGCTGTGGTTAAGAATTTTCTTGATAATAACCCCGATGGTTATTGTCTCTACTTTGATACTGAAGCCGCTATTACCAAATCACTCTTGGAGTCACGCGGCATCGACACATCTCGTCTTGTCGTGGTTAATGTTGTCACCGTAGAAGAGTTTCGTGGAAAAGCACTCAAGGCAGTAGATATTTACTTAAAAAAACCTGAAGGAGAACGCAAACCTTGTATGTTTGTGCTAGACTCTTTGGGTATGCTTTCAACCGAGAAAGAGATTACCGATGCACTGAATGATAAACAAGTTCGTGATATGACTAAATCACAACTTGTCAAAGGTGCTTTCCGTATGCTCACTCTCAAGTTGGGTCAGGCAAACATTCCAATGATTGTAACCAATCACACTTACGATGTCATCGGTGCTTATGTTCCTACTAAGGAGATGGGAGGTGGCAGCGGTCTTAAGTACGCCGCTTCTACTATCATATATCTTAGTAAGTCTAAGGAAAAGGATGGAAAAGAAGTCATTGGAAACATTATCAAGGCAAAGACTGCTAAGTCGCGTTTGAGTAAGGAGAATCAACAAGTTGAAGTCCGTTTATTTTATGATGAGCGCGGTCTTGATCGCTATTATGGTCTTCTGGAACTCGGGGAACTCGCTGGACTCTGGAAGAATGTTGCGGGGCGTTATGAAATTAATGGCAAAAAACTTTATGCGAAAGAAATCCTAAAAAATCCCGACCAGTATTTTACCGAAGAAGTAATGCAGCAACTTGATGCTGCCGCGAAACAACAATTCTCTTATGGAACGAATTGAGACAACTATTCTCAGAAACTTAGTATTTAATGAAGACTACTCACGCAAGGTCATTCCTTTCATACAACCAGATTATTTTGAGCAAAAGACGGAAAAGATCATTTTTGAGGAGATTGTTCAATTCATTGTTAAGTATGGTTCAGCAATCACGATTGAAGCACTCAATATTGAGGTAGAGAATCGCACAGATCTCAATGAAACTGAAGTCAAAGAGATTCGAGAAATCAATTCGTTTTTAAATGATGCTCCTGTAGAAAAGCAATGGTTACTTGATACTACTGAAAAGTGGTGTCGTGACCGTGCCATTTACTTGGCACTTATGGAGTCAATTCATATTGCTGATGGAAATAATGATAAGAAAAATCGTGATGCGATTCCAAGCATTCTTTCTGATGCTCTAGCAGTATCGTTTGATAATAATATCGGACACGATTATCTTCAGAACTATGAGGAGCGATATGAGTTTTATCACCGTAAAGAAGATAAGATCGAGTTTGATCTGGAATATTTCAACAAAATCACAAAGGGTGGGCTCCCTAATAAGACTCTCAATATCGCTCTCGCTGGGACGGGCGTTGGGAAATCGCTATTCATGTGTCATTTGGCTGCTTCCGTCTTACTGCAAGGCAGGTCCGTTCTCTATATCACTCTTGAAATGGCAGAAGAGCGAATTGCAGAGAGGATTGATGCGAACCTTCTCAATGTACCGATTCAGCAACTGGTTGATCTCCCACGTTCGACATTCGAGAACAAAGTAAATAGTATTGCAAAGAAGACACAAGGTTCTTTGGTCATCAAAGAATACCCAACTGCTTCTGCTCATTCAGGACACTTTAAAGCACTTCTCAATGAACTTGCTCTCAAGAAGTCATTTAGACCTGATATTATTTTCATTGATTACCTTAATATATGTGCTTCCAGCAGGTATAAGTCAAACCTTTCTGTCAATTCATATTCGTACATTAAGGCAATTGCTGAAGAACTTCGCGGTTTGGCAGTGGAATTCAATGTTCCCATTGTCTCTGCTACCCAGACTACTCGCAGTGGTTATGGGAACTCTGATGTTGAACTTACTGATACTAGTGAGTCCTTTGGTCTCCCTGCTACTGCTGACCTTATGTTTGCCCTTATTAGCACTGAAGAACTTGAACAGTTGGGACAGATTATGGTGAAGCAATTGAAGAACCGTTATAATGACCCCACTATCTACAAGCGTTTTATTGTGGGTATTGACCGTGCTAAAATGAGACTGTATGATTGCGAACAGTCAGCACAAAAAGATATACTTGACTCTGGAAACGAAGACGAGTATAATGATAACGAAGACAAGAAACCTAAAAAGTCGTTTGAAGGATTTAAATTTTAATGGAAACTGCTAAACACGTAGATTTTGATAAGTATGCTGAGTTTGTGGATGCTGTAACTTCTGATGCATCCAAAGACTTTCTTTCTCTATCTGATCGCCTTGTTGCTCTTGATGAGAAAGGTGCCAATATTGAGCGTCTCCTGACTGCTGCTGTTGGTATTAATGCCGAAGGTGGTGAGTTTATGGAAATCGTGAAGAAAATGATTTTCCAAGGCAAACCCTTCAATGAAGATAATCGAGAGCATATGATTATCGAACTGGGTGACATTATGTGGTATGTTGCTCAAGCTTGTATGGCACTTGAAGTAACTCTTGATGATGTGGTTGCTAAAAATGTGCAGAAACTTCTCAAGCGTTATCCTGAAGGTGCTTTTGATGTTTATTTCTCTGAAAACCGTGCTGCTGACGACCGATGACTAAAGAAAAGAAAGTAACTCTAAAACTTGATGTTCGTGCTGCGGCAGCAGTTCGTCAAATTCTTTTTGAGGCACAACGTGGTTATAGTTATGAACATGTTCCTGAAAGAATCACTGAACTTCGCTCTGTGATTCTGGAACTTGATTCTGGAATCGGTGCGATTGTTGGTGAATAAATAATTGACCCTTAGGGGTTTTTGGGGAATTAGCTCAGTTGGTAGAGCGCCTGCTTTGCAAGCAGGATGTCAGGAGTTCGAGTCTCCTATTCTCCATTGCATTTTATTATAAAATAATATGAAAGTACATCTGATTGATAATTTTTTACCAGAAGAAGAATTTCAAAAAATTCGTGGGTTTATAATGGGCGATTGCTTTGACCATAGTTACCCTTCTTTGCCTTGGTATTATGGAAAAGTATTGTCTGAAAATATAAAAGATTTTTCTTCACCGTCGTGTAATGATGATGATAATTATCAATTCAGTCATGTTTTTTATGTTGCTGATGCTCCAACTTCAGCATTAATTCAAAACTTACAACCGCTTATTGAATCAATGCCAGAAGTTGGTTGTCGCTCTTTTGTTAAGATAAAGGCTAATTTAAACCCAAGGACTGATAAAATAATCGAGCACGGATTTCATATTGATATTGGAAATTTTGAGGGTGGAAAGACTGCGATTTATTATCTCAATACAAATGATGGATATACAAAATTTGAAACTGGTGAAACGATTGAAAGCGTAGAAAACCGATTAATTATATTTGATCAAAGTCTTTTGCATACTGGTACAACTTGTACAGATGCCCATGCAAGATATGTTATTAATTTAAACTTTTTCTAATTCTAATTTAAAAAAAATGAAAGTTCATATCATTGACAATTTCTTACCTGAAGAAGAATTTAATCAAATTAAAAATTTTATTACTGGTAAAACAATTCCGTGGTATCATGGTCAAGTAATTGAAGAAAATATTCCAAATATATCTTCAATAGATTGTACCACTGAAGAAAACTACCAATTTAGTCATATTTTTTATATTGATGACCAGGCAGCACCTTTTATTGGAAGTATATCTCCACTTGTTGATGGTATTATACAAGTTGGATGTCGTTCTTTAGTGAGAATAAAGGCCAATTTAACGTTAAAAACAGATGAAATAATCGAACATGGGTTTCATGTTGATTATCAAGACTTTGATGGTGGTAAAACTGCAATTTATTATGTCAATACAAATAATGGATATACTAAGTTTGAATCTGGAGATACTGTAGATAGTTTAGAAAATAGATTAGTTGTTTTTGATGGGACTATGCTTCATACTGGTACAACCTGTACTGATAAAATAGGAAGATACGTTATTAACTTTGACTTCTTCTGATTTATGGAAGTAATTGATAATTTTTTACCTGATACGGCTCACCAAAAATTTTTTCATTTAATCAAGAGTAATACATTTCCTTGGTTTTTGTCAGAAGTTTTAGAGACAGAATATCATCCGATAGAATGTAATGAAAACGATAACTACCAATTCAGTTATATTTTTTGTTCATCAAGAGATGGTGTTCTGAGAAAGGGTAGATTTTTTGAAGACGCATTTCCATTCTTTCAAAAACTAACTCCAAGAAATGTTCTCGTGATTAAGGCAAATCTTACATTGAGGACCAATAAAATAATAGAGCATGGTATGCATGTCGATCATCATTTCAAGTCAAAGACTGCTGTTTATTATGTAAATAGCAACGATGGATATACAAAATTTGAAACTGGTGAAATTGTAGAGAGTGTTGCAAATAGGATTGTAATCTTTGATAGTGATATCAAACATACGGGTACAACATGCACTAATGCTTTGGGAAGATTTGTTGTCAATCTAAATTACTGGCAGTAAAATAAATACTTAAAAAGTCTTATGTCTAGTAGTTCAAAAGACGACAATTGGAGAAAGCATTGGAGAGGAACTCCAACTATACTAACAACCATTAAAAAGGCATCTCCTTATTTTGAAGATCCAGCGACTGGTGGAAGGGGAACGGGATACTTGTCTATTGGACAACAAGTTACCTATGTGGATGCGCTTTCACAAAATATGCAAAATAATTCTTTTAGAGTCGCAATACAATTGGGAAGTTATGATGCATCAAAACCTGTTTATTATACCCATATTGATAATCTAACCAAACCTATTAATAGGAGTATCTTTGAGGGAATTTTTAAACCTCAAAGATTTGGATTGACTGGACAAGAATATAATTATGATACCTATGTTTCTACTCTGAGGCAATCAATTACAAATAGAACGGATATTGTTGGCGAACTTGAAGATTATTTACTATCATTAGTCGATTATGCTGACAGTAATGCTTCTGTTGGGAGTTTTGATTCAAATGCCATTAGTAATTTACCACTGAATAATATTCGTAATGACTTTGGTGAATGTATTGGACCAATTTATTGTATAAGTAGGGGATTTAATACTTTAAATCTTGGAGTTAATAAAACAACATCTAAAATTTTTATCCCAACAAGATCAAATGAACCTTTACTTGATTATTATATTGTAACTCCAAATAGGTCAATTAAAGTATCTGCAAAATCTAGTGGGGTGTCTTCTAATACTCTTAAGGTTAGGGATATTATACCGTTGGTTGAACAAAATTCTTCACTTTTGGCACAGATGAGAAACTCACAAGAGTTTGATTTGATGAGAATTATTAATAATAACAATATGGTGCAAGGTCCTATTCAAGCTGCTGCTCGTCTTGGATTGTTGGATCAAAATGTAGCAAATTCCGTTTTAAATTCTTCTGCTACAGGATTTATTTCAAATCCTGAATTATTTGATAGTATCATTAGATCTGATCCTAGACTAGTTGGAATATTGAATTCTCAAAGAGGTGATTATTCCAGAGTTAGGATAACCCTGATGCAAATATCTTATGCTTGCGAAAGACTAGTAATTGATTATTCTAGGCAATCTGTAGCATCATTAAATTTTACCAATATTGTTAGAAACGCATTATCCAATGAAATGTTTTTTGTTCATCTTTCATTGAATAATATCACACCATCATTTACTCTTAGAAGAGCACAGGGAGTGGAGGGTCAAGCAACTATATCAAACTTGCAATTTAGAACTAAAAATGGATATGACTTTAAAAAAGATAAGTTAGGATTCAAATTATGAAAGAATATGTTGATGAATTGCTTAAAAATTTTAAGGGCACGTATCCAGAATTTGTTCGCTATGTGCATTTAGTTTTAGATAAGAAAATGTCTGTCAGTAAAAATAAACATAAATATAGGCAGATACATAAAAACATCTTAAAATATATTACTGATAACGAAAAAGTAATCATATCAAAGATAAAGAAATTTAAGTAATGAAAAGTTTTTCTAGATTTTTATCAGAGGCAACTGCATCACAGCAAGCAGCAAGACTTGGGTTGCAGGGAGATGGTCATGGTGGATGGTATAAGGATGGTGAGTTTGTAGCAAAAACTGTAAAAGGAACTCTAAAGTTTTATAATAAAAGGCAAGCAGTTGGTGGAAAAGACCCTGCACAAACTGAAAAAGAAAAAAATATTTCTGATCCAAATTTTGTAGATCCTGCACTTCAGCAGCAAGCACCTGCTCCTGAGCAGCAACCAGTTGCACAAGAACCTGCCGCTCCTGTTGGACCACCACCAGTCGAAAAAACAAAAGGAACTCTTACAATTGCTTTCGGTCGATTCAATCCCCCAACGATTGGTCACCAGCAATTAATGGATGTTGCTGCCCAATCATCCGCTGCTGATGGTGGCGATTATCTTATCTATCCTTCAAGAAGTCAGGATAAGAAAAAGAATCCATTGGACCCTGATACAAAAGTCTCTTACATGAGAAAGATGTTCCCTACACATAGTGAGAGAATTGTAAATGATGCAAATACTAAAACCATTTTTGATGTTCTAAAGAAAGCGCATAATGATGGATACACAAATGTAAGAATTGTTGGTGGTGCTGATAGAGTTAAAGAGTTTGAAAAGTTATCCAATAATTACAATGGACAACTCTATGCATTTGATAACATCGAAGTTGTTTCTGCTGGGGAAAGAGATCCTGATGCAAAGGGTGTTGAAGGAATGTCCGCATCCAGAATGCGACTTGCCGCTGCAGAAGGTGACTTTAAGAGATTTAGAGAGGGTCTCCCATCAGATTATTCTCGTAAAGATGCTCTAGAGTTATTTGATAATCTTCGCGGTGCGATGAATATTAAAGAAGGGTGGCAACTTTGGCAGATTGCTCCTAAGTTTGATTTTAAGACTCTTCGTGAAAATTATGTTGCAGAGAATATTTTCAACATCGGTCAGATGGTAGAGAATCTGAATACAGGATTAACTGGTCGTATTCTCCGCAGAGGCACTAATTATTTAATTTGTGTAACCGAAACGGGTCAGATGTTTAAATCTTGGATTAAAGATTTGGTTGAATATACCGAAGTTAAAATGGATAGCATGTATAGAGCACCTGGAAAACCAAATACACTTGCAGGTACTACGGGATTCTTTAAATACGTTTCGATGCAAACTCCAGGAGCAATTGGAACTGGTAAGGAAAATCTTCAATCTGGGGCAAAGGCATACGGAGTTAATTTCATAAATAAGTATAGAAAAAAGTAAAGTAGAAATTATTTTCCATGAAAAAGCATATTGCTGAGGAGCTCCCTGCAAGAAAATTTGCTCCATCTGCTCCTGCTGCTAAGGGTGGTGGGGATAATGAAAAGGGCGCGGGGGGAAAAGACTCTGCTTCTCCCGAGAAAAAAATTCGTCAGGCAGTTTATGATATTCGTTATCGTGCCAGAAGAGAGGACGTTCCTTTGAGAACTGCGTTTGCACAATATATGCAAAACAGCAATCTTGGTGGAAATGAAAGAGCTGCTGTAAAGAAAAAACTATTTGGTGAAGGTCCAATGAAGAATGAAGAATTCATTGGATCGGTAAAAGACTTAGCAATGGAAAGTGTTTCTGATGTAATGGTAAGAGTATTTGCCAAGGAAGATATTGAGGCACCAAAAAAGTATAAGGTTAGAGTTGAAGATAATAATGGCAAAAGTTATGTAAGATATGCTGATAGAAATAAAATTACTCAACTTCGTTCTAATCCAAATATTAAGTCTGTAGAAATCACTTCATATGGTGAGCCATATGAGGGTGAGAGAAAGAGAGGTGAGCAAACTGCCGCTGCAACAGCAGGTAAGGATTATGATGGTGACGGTAAAAAGGAAAGTTCATCAAAAGAACATGCTGGTGCAGTTCATAATGCCATTCAGCGTAAAATGGGTGGTAAGCCAGACGGTCAGGACACCAGAAAGACTGTTTCCGCTTCTTATGAACCAGAAGGTGAAGCACTGGATGAGATGCGTCGCCCTAAATTTAGATACAACAATACAGATAATTCAAAATCATCACGCAGTCATCCTGGCAGGGGAGGGGGTTCCATTAGAAATCCTCAGGCAAGATTCAATGCTCCAAACCCATCCACAACAAGTTCGGATTCTTCGAACGGAGATAATGTTAAAGAAGCAGTAACAGGTGGAAGTGCTCCAAATTTACCTGCTGGTGTAGTGAAGTTTGTTGATGAGTTGCCAAAGACTGTTCAAAATGTTGGGCAAAAAGTATTTGGGGCTAAAACCAAACCAACCAAACCAGCAGTGGAAGAGGCACACAAACCTGGGCATAAAAAAGGTGATGGAAACCTAGCAAATAATTATCCTCCTTATGATAAGGTAACTAGAGGTGATATTGTTGCAGGTGCTCTAGGCAAAGATCAAAAAGGTGGTAAGGCAAAGGTTGAAGAAGACTATCTTTGGACTGAAGCAAAAACTGAAAAGAAAAAAGTTGATACCTTACCAAAGGGCGAGTCTAACAAAGTAAAAGTCTTCCCTTCAAATATGGCAGAGAAGATGGATCTTGCTACGGCAGATATGGGTGATGTGATTAAAGATTTCCGCAAGTCTAAAAAGAAACAATTCAAAGGGAAATCAAAGAAGAAAAAGCAACAAATGGCAATCGCCGCTAAATTAGAAGCAGAAAGAAAAGCAGGAATGAGTGAGCAGTGCGATTCTCCAGTTGATAGATTTAGATCTAGACTTGCTGATGAATCTAAGAAAAAAGAAGTTGCTAAAAAAGAAAAGGAAGAAATGGATATTAGATCCCTTCCTACATCTATGAATCTTTTTAAGAATAAGATGAGAGCAATTGGTCTTAAGATGTCTTATGAACCAGAAGGTGAGCAAATTGATGAAATGCTTCCAGCACTCGCTGCAGGAGCTGCTCTTCTTGCTGCACCTGCGGTAATTAAAACAGTTTTCGATAAGCCAGCGAAAAAAGCACTTGATAATGCAACAAATGACCCAAACAGAAGATTGATGACTGGTGGAACAGTAGGGCAACTCAAACAAGCACAAAATAATTCTTATGAACCAGAAGGTGAAGTAATTGATGAAAGAATGGCAGAAGACAGGGGAGAACCAAGAAAACCACGTGATCGTGCTGTAGAAATTGTTAGAAATATGAATAAGGGTGGTATGATGACTCGTAGTGGTGGAACTGTTGCTCAACATGAAGCAGGAAGAGGTGTAAAAAAAGATAGAACCAGCGAAGTTAAACCAGAACCTCCAACAAATACACCTGCCAAAAAACTTGCTGCAAAAAAAGCACAACAAGCAGCAGCACAGAGAGCAGCACAGGATATGTACAAACCAAGAGCAGGTGAGTCTGACTGAGATAATATCTAAATAAGACAGGATACTCTTCACACGGAGGTCATCATGTCGGCACTCGTCGCTTGGTGTTTAGCAAATCAGGCTCTTATCGCAACTGCTCTTTTTGCAGTTTCGGAAGCACTTGGAGCAAACCCAAAAGTCAAATCAAACGGTATTCTTTCGCTCATTCTTCTTCAAGTGCAAGCACAACTGAAGAATAAAGGTGCTAAAGATTTAACTCCTTGAGTTAAGGATAAAGGGGACCGAAACTAAAGGTCTCCTTTTTTTATAAATATCAATATAAGAATTTTATAGGTAAGGAAACATGTCTCTTTGGGGCAATAAAGATTCGGTTTATTCAACAGGAACTATTTCGGTTAATCTAATTACAGGAATTGCAACTGGTGGGGTTGGTGTTGTCACCTTTACCTCTGCTGGTATTAGAACTGGAGATGTGATTACAGTTGGTGCTGGTGCTACTTATGGTTATGCTGTTATCACTGGATTTACCTCCACAAGTATTTCTTTAGCTAGCACTTCATACTTCGTTGCTGGACTAACTACTGTTCCAACAGGAACTGCTTATAATATTTCAGAAGAACCAATTTCAACACTTGGAAATTCGGTTTATAGAGCACCTGAGTCTAAGACTACAGGATTCTCAACAAGTCCAGTATTCACTGGTGTATTTGGTGTAGATACTACAGAGCAAGCTGTTGCTAACGCAGCTACTGGTAATGCTCGTAAGTTCGCTGCTCCACACGCTGGTTGGGTTGGTGTCATGACTTACACCGATACTCACGGAAATTTCAGAGTTAAAACTGAAGTATTGGTAGCAGGAAGCACAATCAACACGGATGCTGCTGACGACGCTCAGTATCCAGATAGCTGATAATTTGGTATGAGATTTGATGAATTGAATGAAGATAATTATCTTCTATTTGCTATTAAATTTTATGATAATCCCCAAGCAGTTACTAGGGATGATTTTGAGGACGATTTAAAACGTATTAAGTATATTAAAAGATTACTTAAGCGTTATAGGAATACAGGAGTTCTTAAAACTCACTTGATTCTTAATCACCTAATCGTCCTATTTAATGTCTTTGATGATGCAGCAGTCCCTTTGCTTCTTTATAATTTAGAATCTGACCTTTGGCCTGCTATTAAAAGTTTTTTGTTATTTTTAAATAGATTGCCTGAATATCCAAAAACAACTTTGCATTCTATTATTGAAGACCAAGAGTGTATAGACAAATTGCAAGAAGTTTAATGGACATTGATAAATTAATTTCTACAATTCGCACTCTTAAAGAAGAACCAACCGTTAATGTTGGTTCTGGAAATATCGCTGGAACTGCACCAGCGGGAGACGATCCTCCAGTTTTTAAGAAAGGTAGATATAGAAGTAACTATGCAAAAGGTGGAAGAGGTTCTCGTAGATGGTGGTTACAATTTTTAAAAGGAAGGTAAAATGTTTTCCCAAGAATCAAAATTAGCGGTTCTTGAATCTAAACTCGGTATTTATGAAGACTTATCCCGCGAAATGCTTGCCAAATTAGAGGCAGCGGTAGATAAAATATCAGAAGGCAATTCACGTATTGCTACAATCCTTGCGAAGCACGATGAGAGAATTGAGCAAAGTATGAAAAACGATGCACTTCTTGTTAAAATGATTGATGAAATGAAAGAAGATAATGATAAAGAACACAAAGAAATTTCAGATAGATTTGAAAAATTAGAAAGTAAAATAGAAGAATTATCTAAGTTTAAGTGGCAAATTGCTGGAATTTCTGCCCTAGCAATCTTTTTAGTTGGTGTTATTCCAACCATTAAAACCTTGACCCCTGCCCCTGCTCCTGCTACAATAGAAAGTACGAAGTAAAGCACCTTTATAATGGATTTGATTGACTCCAAGTACATTGGACTCGTTTCGTCACGCTTACAAAAGTTTAAGAGAGTCAAGGCAGATCTCTACAACTTCCGCTGCCCACTGTGTGGCGACTCTCAAAAGAACAAAAATAAAACACGAGGATATATCTATCCCGTAAAGAATAACACAAACTTTAAGTGCCATAACTGCGGAGCAAGTTTATCCTTTAATAACTTTCTCAAAGAGTTAGACCCTACACTTCATAAGCAATATACTCTTGAGAAGTTTAAAGAAGGACATACTGGTAGAAACTTTGTGGTTGAGGAACCCAAGTTTGAGTTTGCGAAACCAGTCTTCAAAAAGAAACTTGATTTACCCAAAGCATCAGAGAATCCTATTGCCAGAGAATATCTGGAAAAAAGGAAACTCAATCCTGAAAAGTTTTATTTTGCTGACAAATTTAAGGAGTGGACGAACACTCAAAAAGTTACGTTTGACACTATCGGTAGGGATGAGAGTCGCATTATTATACCAATGTATGATACAGACTCCAACTTGATAGGTTTTCAGGGAAGAGCACTAGGTCCTAACCCTGTTAAATATATTACTGTGATGCTTTCTGATGATTCGCCCAAACTTTATGGACTGGACCAAGTGGATTCTTCGGAACCCATTTACATTGTTGAGGGACCCTTCGACTCCACGTTTGTCAAAAATGCTGTTGCTATGTGTGGGTCCGACGTTGATATTAGGTCGTTTAATTGGAGCGATTATATTTACGTTTTTGATAACGAACCACGTAATCGAGAAATCGTCAACCGAATATCAAAAACCATCGACAGAGGCGACAAGGTGATTATTTGGCCAACATCAATCCAGCAAAAAGATATTAATGATATGGTTTTAGCTGGACTTAACGTTATGGATGTGTTAAAATCAAATACATACACAGGTCTAGAAGCAAAAATTAAGTTTAACAACTGGAAGAAAATATGAGCAACGGAACGAAAGTCGTTAAGAGAAATGGTAAAACTGAACCACTTGATTTAAATAAACTCCACGTTATGGTGGAAGAAGCCTGCAAAGACCTAGCAGGTGTATCAGCATCTCAGGTAGAGATGCAATCAGGCATTCAATTCTATGATGGTATCACTACCGCAGAGATTCAGGAGATTCTGATTCGTTCTGCTTCTGACCTGATTGATCTGGATCATCCCAACTATCAATTCGTTGCTGCTCGCCTGCTTCTGTTCGCCCTCCGTAAGCAGTTGTTTGGTCGTATGCATGAATGCCCCACAGTTAAGCAGCACGTCCTTCGTGCCGTTGGTAGAGGTGTCTATGACCCAGAAATTCTTACCCTATACTCTGATGATGAGTTTGATAAACTTCAGTCGTTTATTGATCATAGTCGTGACTATCTGTTCACTTATGCAGGTCTACGTCAAGTCGTTGATAAGTACCTCGTGCAGGACAGAAGTTCTAACGAACTTTATGAGACGCCACAGTTTATGTACCTTTTGATTGCGGCGACAATCTTTTCCAAGTATCCTAAAGAAACACGTTTAGATTACGTTAGGAAGTACTACGATGCAATCTCCAAGCACAAAATCAACATTCCCACACCTATCATGGCGGGAGTGCGAACTCCACTTCGACAATATGCTAGCTGTGTTCTTGTTGATGTTGATGACACCCTCGATAGCATCTTTAGTTCTGATATGGCTATCGGCAGATATGTTGCACAAAGGGCGGGTATCGGCATCAACGCGGGTCGCATCCGTGGCATCAACAGCAAAATCAGAGGCGGAGAAGTTCAGCACACAGGTGTTGTCCCTTTCCTCAAAAAGTTTGAAGCAACTGTCCGATGCTGCACTCAAAATGGCATCAGAGGTGGATCAGCAACTGTCCATTTTCCAATCTGGCACCAAGAAATAGAAGATATTCTAGTATTGAAAAATAATAAAGGAACCGAAGATAATCGTGTTCGTAAGTTAGACTATAGTATCCAAATCTCCAAACTGTTCTATGAACGCTTCATCCGCAACGAAGAGATTTCTCTCTTCTCTCCCCACGCCGTTCCTGGCTTGTATGATGCTTTTGGTACTGATGGATTTGACGAGTTGTATGTTCGTTATGAACGAGATGAGTCTATTCCAAGAAAAACTATCGGAGCTCAAGAACTCTTTTTGGACCTCCTGAAAGAGAGAGCAGAAACAGGTCGTTTGTACATTATGAACATTGACCACTGTAACTCTCACTCATCCTTTATGGATAAGGTTGAGATGAGCAATCTGTGCCAGGAAATTACTCTACCTACCAAACCAATTCAACATATTGATGACCCAAATGGTGAGATTGCTCTATGCATACTTTCTGCTATTAATGTTGGAAAAATTCGGGATAACGAGGATCTTGAAGTGCTTTGCGATCTTGCTGTTCGCTCTCTTGATGAACTTATTGATTTTCAAGGATACCCCGTCAATGCAGCAGAAATCGCCACCAGGGCACGTCGTTCGCTTGGGGTAGGGTTTATTGGTCTGGCACACTATCTCGCCAAGCACGGCGAGCATTACGACGATCCTGGTGCTTGGAGACTGGTACATGAACTTACCGAAGCATTTCAGTATTACCTAATTCAGGCAACTGTTAATCTTTCGAAAGAAAAAGGTGCTTGTGAGTATAGCAGCCGAACAAAATATGGCAATGGCATTCTCCCGATTGATACATACAAGAAGGACGTTGATGAAATTGTACCTAACGAATTGAAGTATGATTGGGAGCATCTTAGAGAGCAGGTACTCAAATACGGGGTACGGAACTCAACATTGTCCGCACAGATGCCATCGGAGAGCAGTTCCGTTGTGTCAAATGCAACCAACGGAATCGAACCACCTCGCGGATACTTGTCCGTTAAGAAGTCGAAGAAGGGACCACTCAAGCAGATTGTTCCCCAGTATCAAACACTTAAGAACAACTATACGCTGCTGTGGGATATGCCTAGCAATCGCGGGTATATTCATATTGTTGCTGTTATGCAAAAATTCTTCGATCAAGCGATTTCTGGAAACTGGTCCTATAATCCAGAAAATTACCCAGATAATGAAGTTCCTACTTCAGTAATGGCACAGGACCTTCTAACTACATATAAGTACGGCTGGAAAACCAGTTACTATCAAAATACTTATGACCATAAGACTGATGAGGTTGAAGAAACCAAACAGTCTCTTGATAACTTAATTTCCGATATTCTAGACACGGAGGAGGAAGATTGTGAGTCTTGTAAGATTTAAAACAGGTTTGGAGGAAAAATCAATGGTCGAATCAATGACCGTTTTTAATCCTCAGGAAGTAGATACCAAAAAGCAACCTATGTTTTTTGGACAACCACTGGGAATACAGAGATATGATTCTTACAAATACCCAATCTTCGATAAACTAACCACACAGCAACTGGGTTACTTCTGGAGACCCGAAGAGGTTTCTCTTCAAAAAGATCGTAGCGACTATCATATGCTACGCCCAGAGCAAAAGCATATCTTCACCAGCAACCTGAAGTATCAGGTGATGCTGGACTCAGTTCAGGGTAGGGGTCCTGGTATGGCATTTGCTCCATACTGCTCCCTTCCTGAACTGGAAGCGTGTATGAAGGTTTGGGAGTTTATGGAGATGATCCACTCCCGTTCATACACTTATATCATCAAGAATGTTTATTCGGACCCATCTGAAGTTTTTGATACGATTCTGAAAGAGGATCGTATTATGGAACGTGCCGTGAGTGTCACTCAGGCATATAACGATTTCATCAACAGTGCCCAGCATTATGGTTCAACTAATGAATGGATTCATGCGTTAGAACAAGTACCATACGCACAAGAGGCAAGGTATGAACTCAAGAGAAAACTATTCAGAGCAGTTGCAAACGTTAATATTCTTGAAGGTATTCGCTTTTACGTCAGCTTCGCTTGTAGTTTTGCGTTTGGCGAACTCAAGCTTATGGAAGGAAGTGCAAAAATCATCTCACTGATTGCCCGTGATGAGAACCAACATTTGGTTATCACTCAGAATATTCTGAACAAATGGAAAGAGGGTGATGACCCTGAGATGGCACGTATCTCCAAAGAAGAAGAGCAATGGTTTTACAAGACCTTTGAGAATGCTGTCAATCAAGAAAAACTTTGGGCAGAGTATCTGTTCAAGGATGGTTCTATGATTGGTTTAAATGATAAACTTCTTCAGCAATATGTCGAGTGGATTGCCAATCGTAGAATGAAGGCAATTGGACTCAAACCACTTTATGATATTCCTGCGAAAAATAATCCACTTCCTTGGACTGAGCATTGGATCAGTTCTAAAGGTCTTCAAGTGGCGCCACAGCAAACGCAAGTGCAGTCATATATTGTTGGTGGTATTAAGCAGGATGTTACCAAAGACTCTTTTGCTGGGTTCCAGTTGTGATTGACATTAAGACTGAAATAGTGTATTATATAAATAATAATAGGTAAGTTCAGTCTTAAAATGAATAATTATATTCTTTACTACTACTTAAGGGAGGACTTTGGTTCTCCCTTTTATGTGGGATATGGGAAACCAAGAAGAATACACGCAAAACATTTGAGAAGTAATGGTGCAAATCTATTACCACCAAGAGAAAGAAGATGGGTTGTAAAATCTGGTCTTACTAAAGAAGAAGCAATAGAGTTAGAAATAAAACACATAGCACTTTGGAAAAGAGAGTGTGATGGTGGTGTATTATTAAATCAAAATCTTGGTGGTGAAGGAAAACCTGGAGGACAAAAAACAATAGGTTTTGGTGGCAGAAAACACACCGAAGAAGCAAAGAAAAAAATAAGCGAAAAGGTTGCTGGTAAAAATAATCCAAGATATGGTGTTAAACTTTCACAAGAAACAAGAAATAAAATAAGTCAAAATAGAGCACCAAAATTTGGAAAAGATAATCCAAACTCTAAAACTTGGAAAATCACTTCTCCAGAAAATAAAGAATATATTATTGTTGGTGGATTAAAGAAATTTTGTAAATCTCAAAGTATTTCTTATGCAACAATGAATGCAGCAATACTTTATGACAGAAAAGGACCGAGAAAAAATGGATGGTCAATTGAGAAAATTTAGAGTATCACTACCTGAAGATGAGTGTGTGATGAAACTTCAGGAGTATTGTAAGTTTTCTTCTACTTTACTGAAGATCCCTGTTATTAAAAAACCATTATGTATTGATGCAAACTGCCACAATAATGTAAATCATTATGTGAATACTTATGGCGGAGAAAAGATAAGTGGATACTATTTGATTACAGATACTGAAGATGAAACTTATGGATGTGCAATATATCATAGTATCTGGAAAAATACTTATGGAGATCTAGTTGATATAACTCCATTTGAGGATGGTAGAGAATATAATATGTTTTCCGTTATGAATACTACAGAATATTACTCTGGGGTTGCATATGATGGAAAAAGATATAAATTATTAGAACCAGGACTTAACATAATCTAATGTTACCAAAGATACTTTCTCAGGATTCCAACTATGATGAATGGTGCGAACAGGAAATCCTGAACGCATATCAGGAAGCGGCAGAGTGCGATGAGTTTCTTTTTGGAGATTATGATTATTCCAAAGAATGGTTGGGTAAATGCAATGACGATGTGAAATGAGGGTCTTCGGACCCTCTTTTTTTATAAATAAAATTATAGAAAAATCATAAAAGAAAAGATGTCTAGACTTACAGGTAATGAAGTTGCAAATATGATGGAAGCATATAGTGCTGTCTATGCTCCTCAACAAGAAGAAGTTGTAGAAAATGTTGAGAAGATCGATGAAAAAATGGATGTATTTTCTACACCTGCTATGAAATCTGCACAACAACAATCTGCCACTCAACTTTTGACAGGTAAAAAACCACCAGCTAAACCAGATTATCTTAAACCAGCTGTAACTGCAGGAGCAGCAAAGTTCTTCACTAAACCAGGTGCTGAAACTGATAAATCTTGGGAAGTCGCTAGACAAAAAGCTGGTGTATCAAAACCTACACGTCCAGCAGGTTCAGGTAATCCTCCAGCAGGTTCAGGTAATCCTCCAGCAGGTTCAGGGAATCCACCAGCAGGCACTAAAACCGCTCCTGCTGCCTCTTCAGTCGTTCTTGCCAAGCAAGGTGGTGTAGAAGGTAAATTAGATAAGGCAACTGGTAAATTCACTGCAGGTGCCTTTACAGGTGCTGAGAAAGAGCGTTATGTTGCTCGTGGTGGTAGTGCTGCTCCTTCTGCACCAAAACCAGCGGCACCAGCACAACCAAAGATTAAACAAGATGTCGCTGATATTAAAGCAATGCAAACGGCTTCTCAGATGAGACAGGCAGGTGCAAATGTTACATCAGACCAATTAAAGACACCACCATCAACCGCTGTTAATACATCACAAGCGACCGCAGCAGCATCTAATCTTAAAGCACCAGACCCCGCCACAAAATTCTCACAGGGAACTGCTGCAACCCCTAAACCAGTAGAGAATAAACCAACAACAGGTTTTGATCTTGCTAAAAAGGGTGTAAATCTTCAATCCCAATCCTTTGATATATTTGATATCATCAAGGGTCATCTTCTTGATGAGGGTTATGCCGAAACTGAAAAAGCAGCTCTTGCTATTATGGCAAATATGGGTGAAGGGTGGAAAAAAGAAATTCTTGATGAGATTGCACCTGCATTACTTGCTGGAGGTGTGCTTGCTAGTGGTGCTTTAGCGGCTATGGCAGCAAAAAATAAAATTGACAGAAGCAATGCTGCCAGAGCAAATACTAATCCATTTGCAAATCAACAAACTAAACCACTTCCTAGCACTCCTTCACCATTTGCTAAACCAGCAAGTAAGGATGACAGTGGTAGATTAACAACCTATGGTGCTGGCGGCGGTGCTGCAGCAGAAAAAACAGGTCAAACTCGTGCCCAAGTTATGCAGCAAGGTGGTAAGAATCTTGAAAATAAAAACAAAATCAAACCAGTAAATCAAGGAACAGATTTCGGTCGTTGATATAATCATAACATAATTCTAAGCACCTCTTGACAGGGGTGCTTTTTTATTGCTAGAATCGCTTTGCTAGGGTTGAAGATAAATAATAGCTCATAAAGATTCTTAGTATGAGTTATGAAAACCCTTGGAGATTCAATGGGGAAATTTTTGAGTCTTCTGATATTCAAGATAATTTTGGTTTCGTTTATCATATTCACTGTAATAAAACTGGTCGTAGTTATATTGGTAGAAAGTATTTCTGGTCTTTCCGCACACCAAGAGGAAAATCTAGAAAAGTTAAGTCAGAGTCCGATTGGAAAAGATATTACGGCTCCTGTCCTGAACTCAAAGCCGATATTGACATTTGGGGAAAAGCATCCTGCGACAGAAGAATACTTAGCCTCCATAAAACAAAAGGACAGTGTAACTACGAAGAAACAAAACAGCTTTTCCTAAATAATGTGTTGATCGAGTCTCTTGACGATGGGAGTCCAGCGTATTACAATAGTAATATCCTAGGACGCTACATGCGAAAAGATTATGGAAATTTTGGAAAAGACTCTGAAACAATCACATGATTGGGCAGTTGATCGTATTCATACTCTCTGTGAAGAAAACTGTTTTGAAAATGCCCATGCGATTCAATCTGAGTTTAGTGAATGGTTGAATCCGAATATTCCAGAGCATGATATTTTCTCATTAGAGTTCATAGGAGAGGAAGATGACACTTGACCTTCACAACTTTTTTAAGTTTTACGACGAAAAAAATTCAAATCACGTAGCAGCAGTACAATGGTTAGAGGATAACCTGCCTGCTGAGTTTTTAGACGATGCAGAAACTGATTGGATTGGTATTTTTAGAACAAAACCACCAACTCCAGCAGTTCTTGAAGTTCCATATTTTAACCAAGTAGATAACTACAGAGATGCACATAGAACGTGTAACTCTTCATCGTGTGCAATGTGCCTTGCTTTCCTCAAGCCAGGAAGCATCAAAGGTGATGATGAGTATGTCAAAAAAGTATTTGCGATTGGTGACACGACTGACCATGCGGTACAGACAAAAGTTCTGGCAGGTTATGGAGTTAAGTCACACTTTAGCTATAATCTTTCTTTTGCTGACATTGATAAGAGTCTTGATGCTGGGAAACCTGTTGTTATTGGTATCCTGCACCGTGGTCCTTTATCTGCTCCTACTGGTGGGCACATGTGTGTAGTCATCGGTAAGACACCAGATGGTAAAGGATATTATGTCAATGATCCATATGGTTCTTGCAATGACAATTACACTGGTCCAGTAACAAATGGTAAGAAGACCATTTACACTAAGGCAATGCTGAAGCACCGCTGGTGTCCAGGAGGGAACGATGGCTGGGGAAGAATCTTCGATTAATTTCAAGAGGAAAATCTTACAAAAGATTAAAGACCTCACAAATCACGGCAGACACGTAGAAGCACAACAACTTTATTCAAAGTATTTCGAAGGAGACAACAATGGCAAGAGTTGATTTACACAATTTCTTTCAGTTTTATGATGAAAGAAATCCTAACCATGTCAAGGCAGTTCAGTGGTTAGAAGATAACCTACCAGTCAAGTATCTAGAAGATAACGTAGATTGGGCGGAGATTTTTAGAGGAAAAAAGACTAGTGCTGCACCAGCCCCTGCCGCTGCTGCAGCTCCTGTAACAGGTGGTGATGATGTCCCACAAATGGGCATTAAGTTAATCAAAGAGTTTGAAGGATGTCACCTAAAGGCATATCCTGACCCTCTTACAGGGGGACTTCCAATCACAATCGGTTGGGGTTCCACCCGCAAGAAAGATGGTTCAGCATTCAAACTTGGTGATACCCTTACACAGGCAGAAGCAGATGCACTTCTGATTGAACAGTGCAAGAAGGAGTTTCTTCCCGCATTACGCAAAATCCCATATTGGAGTGAAATGTCAGATGGAAAAAGAGGCGCTCTGCTCAGCTTTGCTTATAATCTCGGTGCTGGTTTCTACGGTGGCGATAACTTTAATACTATTACTAAACGCCTGAAGAATAAAGAGTGGGACTTAGTGCCCGATGCTTTATTCCTCTATCGCAATCCTGGTTCAAATGTAGAAGCAGGACTAGCACGTAGAAGAAAAGCAGAAGGCGAGGCTTGGAAAAAAGGATAACTAAATAGTTGCAATCATTACTGATTCTTGATCTTAACTGGTCTGAATCTACATAGCCCGAGTCCTCTGGACTTGGTGAATACTTTACTTTTAAACAAAACTTCGGTTTGTTTCGTTTAGTACACACTGAGTCACAGAGGATTTTTATGTCTTACGCCACAAAGGCGCTCGCTGCAGCGTCTGCTTTGTTGATGGGAAGTAGTGCAATCGCAGCACCATTGGTCCTAGAAGGAAACTACGTCAAGATTGGAGTTAATGATGCTGGAACCGTTGGTTCTGGTGGAGCAACTTCTCCTGGTATTCAGTATGATTCAACTGGAACCGCAACGTTTAATCCAGCATACGATTACCTGACTCCTGGAAATCCTTTTGAAGGATTTACTGTTAAAGGTAAAGACGGTTCAACCGTTCTTTTCAACTACTATAATAACAATAATAGTGTTGGAGGAGCGCAGATTACTGGAACACTTATAGATTATTCAGGTATTTCTTATCGCGGAGTTACTTTTGATAACCGTGCCGTATGGTCTGGTTCAGTAACTGAGTTTGATATTGAAAACGATTATCGCTTTAATGATAACCAACAGTTTGTTGATATCAATACTCGTTTAGAATTCAAGATGAACGTTCCAACATTATACTTTGGACGTTTTACGGATCCAGACGCAAGAGCCGCTGCTGGAGACAGTTCTAGAACGGACAATACTAGAGGATATGCTGGTGGTATTCCAGCAACCAACGTTGTTCTTTCTGAAGCACTTGTATCCAAATATGCTTTAGGATTATTTACTGGACAGATTGGTGGTGTAAATTCTGGAATTAGTGCTGGATGGTCTACAAATCCAGAAGACTATTATAATGGAACTGATGGTGGTCCAAGTGGAGACCATACAATTGGTCTTGGATTTATGTTCTCTGGTATTAATACTGGAGACATTGTAAATATCCAATATGCTTATATTTTTGGACCATCTGCATTCGCTGCTGGTTCTGGTGCAGTTGCTGGTGGTGCTGGAGGAGCGACTCCATCAACTTTTACTGTTACTGATGTGGGTTCTGCTTCTGCCCCTACAACTCCATCTACCCCAACAGTTGTAAGCACAAGCACTGTTAATAATGTAAGTTCATCGACTGCACAATCCACAACTCTTCCTGTCGTAACTGTAAGTCTGGCAGAGCATGGTGCAACCGAAACTGGTGGTCGTCAAAGAATCAATCGCCACACCACCACAAATGTAACCACACCTTATGTAACAACCACAGTTACAACTCCTGTAACAACTGATACTTATAGTGACGGTTCTACCGTTGTTACGAACGGAACACCAGTTACTACTTATAATTTAACAAACTCTGTCGAAACTTCACACGCTTATGACGATTTCTATGGACGTATTGATCAATTAGAAGTTCTTGATGGTATCAATGATAGTATCAACGGACTTTTAAATCATGAACCAACTGTAGGTAAGCAAAGACTCAGAGTATTTGAGAACAACAGATTTGTTCAGTCATACAATGCTGATGGATACAATGCTGATTCCAAGATTTTTGGTGGTGGTTTTGAGTTTGATGCTACCAAAGGTTGGACTGTTGGTTTCCAGTATAATAGAGTTAATATAAACCTCAATGGTGTTGATTCAATTACGCAACACAACAAAGATCACTTTGGTGTATTCAGCGAACTTAGAGGTAATACACTGACTCTGAATACAAATGCTGCGATTGCAAACAGCAAATACAATTACAACAGAACCGTAGAGGGCGTCTTCAATAATGAAGGTGCAACGACTGGTTCTGAGTGGTGGGTTTCGAATCGTTTATACTGGCATCTTCATAAAGCAATTAAACCATTTATTGGTTATACTGTGTGGAATAACAAGAGAAACGCTTATGTGGAAACTGGTTCGATTCAGTCTGCTAGAAGTGTTGAAGAATTCAATCAAACATCTCACGTTGGTGAAGCAGGTCTCAAACTTGAAACTCGTTTTGGTGGTAAGAAGAAAGACTTGTTTGGTGTCAGTGTAGAAGGTGCTTATGGTACTGATAACTCATATGGAGTTACTGCAGAAGTAGATTATAAGGAGATGTTGATTGTTGAAGCATCTCACGGTGTGAATAATGGAGTCACCAACAATTCTATTGCTGGAAAAGTTAAATTTAAGTTCTAAAAACCTAAATAAAACAGACTTCATCACACGGACTGATGGGAAACACAAAGGAAAAAGCTATGGGACAAGTGATTCGTATTGCTATTTTGAGTTGGTCTGCCGCTCTTCTGACTGCTAGCTATGCTGGTATGCTATCCAAAATGGATCCTACCTTTATTGCGACGGTCTTCACCGCTTCTGCTGCCACTTTTGGTATTAATACAATGAAGAAAGGTGGTGAGGATGATGAGAAGAAAGAAGAGCCACGCAGAGAAGCAGTTGTAGAAGCTCCTCCAGAACCACCTGCTCCAGTAGCAGAAGCACCTGTTACAAATCTTGAAGCAAGAGTTGAAGCACTGGAAGAGGGTCAAGTTCAACCCCGCACAGGTGGAGCATAATGGCAAAGTCCGCAAACAAAGGCAAGAAAGGTTCTGCTGGAGGTAAAAACTCTAAGCAGAACCAAGGAAATGCGACGGCAAACAAAGCAAAAAACGGTGGTAAAAAAAAGTGAGGTATTATGCCACGAGAGTGGAACACTCCGATTCGGGAGCCTTGGAATCCTATAATTAAAAAGTGTCTAGACGCAGTTGATAATCATATGAGACTGTATCTAGATACACAAGAAGAGTGGCACCTATCACAAGCAGAAACCTTAAGAAAATATGTAAAAGATTTGAAAGTTTGGATACATCATCAAGAGGGACGAGAATGAAAAAACTCCTCACGGCAATCGGTCTATCATTAAGTTTAGTTCTTCCCGCAAGTGCTGAAAAAATAGTAAAGAAACAACCCACCGTTCCAGCATATAGTCTGGCAGCGATGGGTTGTATGATTCTATTAGAATGTACTGAAGGTGTTGAGAAACTTACATCAGAATCAGAATTACTCAAAGCAAAAGAACTTGACCCATTCAGAGAAGAAGTCAAGCGTATTTTAGTAGGACTAGAGAAAGTCAATGTTGGTGTTTATATTGCTCCACCCAGATATTTCACACCAAGAACAGTAGGGTTATATAAACCAAAGTATAATCGTCTTTTTATAAATGAAGAGTTACTCAAAGACCCAAGAGAGTTTCTAGGAACACTACGTCACGAAGGATGGCACGTTGTTCAGGACTGTATGGGTGGTGGAATAGAAACAGCATTTATGGCTCAGGTTCATCAAGATGCTGAAATACCATCTTGGGTAATGAAGACCACAAGGCTTTCTTATGAGTCTATGGGTCAAAGTCGTGCTGTGCCTTGGGAGGCAGATGCGAACTGGGCAGAAGAACAGTTAGGTCAAACGGCAAAGCACCTAGAAATGTGTGCGAAAGGACCACTCTGGGAGCAGGTAAGACCCACTCCGATGACGATGGAATGGTTGATTGGATGTGGTTGGATGAAACCCCAAGAAGGTCATAAGGAATATACACCAAATAAAAAAGCAGATTATTGTGTAGAAGGTAAGTTCTAATGCCGCAAGAATTTCCTTGGGGAGTAATGGCGATTCTTGGTCCAGGACTTATCTTTGTTTCGTATATCATTTACTATATACTACGGTTAGCAAACGAGGAGATGAAAGATGAACACAACATTACCAAAGGAAGTCATTCTAAAGGCAGTTAAAAACTGTGTTGATGTTTATGCTGATAAGAATGATTTCATTGTAGATAAGAGTATTCCTGGATATTGTATTCTCGCAATTGAGGGAACCAACGAAACATCAGACTGGGCAACTAATCTAAAATTCTTATTCCGTAGTGAGGATACTCACAGGGGATTTAAAGATAATGCTACCAGAACAATTACTGAGTTAGTATTAAACTTTGAGTCACTAGAGAAGGGTAGAAAACTGATTCTTGCGGGACACTCTCTTGGTGGTGCGACTGCGACTGTTGTTGCTGACCTTATGCTTAAGTCCGCACCAGACCTAGCAATCATCACAATTGGTTCTCCCCGTCCAGGTGGTAGAGGTTTGAAAGAAAGACTGAAGAATGTAGAGCACCTTCGTTTTGTTCACGGCGATGATGTTGTTCCCAAAACTCCACCTTTCTTGACTGGATATGTTCATACTCATCCAGAGATTCATTTAGAAGATGCTGATGATAAGAGATTTGATGGTGTAGAAGACCATAATGCTGTTTACTATTATAACGCAATTGAGAAGTTACTAAAATGAAGAACCTAGCACTTATTTTATCAGCGGCAAGTCTGGCGGTGAGTGGAGCACTATGCTATGGTGCTTATGTGACTTATCAGAAAGCACAGAAGATTCTGGACAACCCAGAAGAGTTCGTCGGTGCTGTTGTAGAGAAGCAAGTCAGCAAAGCATTTGAGAAACTTCCTATCCCCAAACTAAATACTGAGAAGTTCAAGTTACCTTTCTGATGGAAAATAAAGATCCATATATTTACAGAATTCGTGAGATTCATAAAGTAGTCGATGGGGATACGATTGATGCGGATATTGATTTAGGGTTTGATATATCTCTCACTAAACGTATTCGTCTTGCTGGGGTTGATACTCCCGAAAGTAGAACAACGGATCTCAAAGAGAAGGCAATGGGTCTTGAATCAAAAGAATGGTTGAAAAAAAAACTTGAAGGTGCTAAAGATATTATTATCAAGACCGAACTTCCAGACAGTACAGAGAAGTATGGAAGAATCATCGGGCATTTGTTTATTAATGGACAAGAGACCTCATTGAATAATCAAATGATTGACGAAGGTTATGCTCTTGCTTATGATGGGGGAACAAAAGATAAAAACTTTAGTGTATTGTTAGAGAAGCGTAAGAAGTAATCACTTTGAGTGAAACTTTTTGTATTGTTCTTTCTTTTGATTCTTCTGTTCTTTCTTCAGTAACTTATTTACTTTTTTAAGAGACTGACTTTTTTCAAACGCAAAATAAACTTGAAGTTCATAGGGGGTAAGGTCTCTGCTTAAGAGTTTCTTACCCCTTACAAATATCTGTTGAACAATAGGTTTCATCTTACCTACCATCCATTCCACCAAAGATTTCCCAACAAGAGCCGCAGCAACAGAAGCAGTAGCAGTGGTGCCAGCAAGAATAACCTGCTCTTTAGGTGGGATAGGGACTTCTCCGACGATTGGTACTTCAATGACGGGCACTCCTAAGTTACTAGTTTTGGGTGCATCATCGGAAATAATCCGATTATCCTGGGGGGTTTGAACAGATGGAGGCAGTTGAGGGGTAGGGGTAGCATCAGGAAGTCCTCTGGTCTTTTCTTCTTTCTCTTCCTGCTGTTTCTTTTGCTCTGCCCTTACTGCAGCATCAAACTCTTCTTGAGTCGGCACATCAATTATTGGATATTTGATAGTTGTATCAGGCATATTAATGATGGGCATATTAATTTCGGGTATAATAGTTCTACCCGTTCTGCGAGTCACAGGAGGTTCTATAGTTGGAATAATCGGTGGAGGATTACTTCTTATTTGGATTGGTCTGATTTCCATTTGCTACATCCTGTACTCGTGGATACTTCACAACGACATCAGCACAAATTTTCGCATAAGGACTTTCTGGGTGAAATGAAATTCCATTCTTCATTGCTTCACCACACTTTAATAATCTGACTAACTCAAAGTCCAAACGTGCTTTATCTGCTTCTGCTTGTTGTCTTGTAATCTCTGTACGAACCCTTGCTTTACAGAGTTCTTGAAATGAACCATCAAGAGGGATGGAAAATCCTGCTGATAAACCAGTGTTCAGAGAGTTTTGTTGATAAGTTGTTGGGTCGGTGCTACCAGATAGACTATTGTATCCAAAGGTCTGTAAGTTCAGTGTAGGTCCCTGGCAAGAAACACCAGAACCATAAGTATTCACAGAAAAAGGACCCTGAAGCACCTGTACTGCCTGGTTGGTTACATTACCAGTCGCAGATGCTGAGGGTCCTGCAATATTCGTATTAGATGGTGCTTCTGCAAATGCAGGTGCCGCTAAACCGATTATTGTGTAAAGACAGATATAGAATTTGTTACCGATTCTTCGGTAGTTTTGCGATCTATCCATGTTTCTTTCGCAATTCCAGGAGTCAAGTGTGTTTCACTAAACTGGAACGGAGCACCTTGATTGATGATGGTGTAGTTCGCTCCTGGAGCAGGTGTTCCAGGGATGTTGATATTAGTACCAGTGACTGTATAAGATGTCCCAGTGGTATATTCTATTTGTTTGATAACTTCAATCACTTCAGTACGAGTTTTAGTCTCAGAAGTAATTGTGCCACTCGTAAAGTTAGGAGTGAGGGGCGCAGCATAGCAGGGAGATATAAGTCCCGCTGCTGCCAGCAAAACGGGAGTTATGTGTCTCACTTGAATACGCTTAACTCAATGGTTCTTTGTGCTGTTGCGCTGCTTCCAGGACCACCAGCAGTGACTGTAGGAACACCAGTTCCACTCAGAGTACCTGCCAGAGAACCTTTATCTCCACCTAACTGAGTAGTAGAGTTGCTATAAAGGTTGGGAGAAGCAATTGTTCCAGAAGCTGCCGACTGACTGGTAACATCAGTATCTGCAGTAATTGATGTTTCAGAGAAACTAAATGCTTGTCCGTTTGTGTTGATCGCATAAGAACCTGCTCCACCAACTCCTCCAAGAGTTGTTACATTAATGTTTGTGCCTGAGACAGCGTAGGAAGCTCCTACTCTTTCTGATTGAACCGCCGCACCCTGAACGCTTAATTGAATTGAGTCAGTGATTTTTGATGTGATTTCGCCAGCAAAAGCAGGAGTAGTAAGGAATAACGAAAAGATAAGTGCTAATCTTTTCATTGTTCTAGTGGTGATGAACTATTTGTATTTAGTAAGACACTTCTTTAATTGGCACCTTGACAAAACCTAAATATTAACTTATTATGTACAAACCCGCTACAAAATGGCGGGTTTCTTATTATTAGTCCTTGACGTGACAATTAGAGCCGTGGGGTCTGCCCTCTGAGAAGAGGGAAGTGCGCTTTCCCTATACGGATGTAGAGTTCAATCAAATTTAATGCAAAATATCTTTACAGTAGCCCTGCCTCTCCTGGCAACGGTTACAACATCGACGGCAACACTGCCATTCGTAAACTACAAAATGGACGGTCCTCCGCCCCCTGTAGTTGAAGAGACAGCGACCAGAGAGGTTGCTCAACCTGAAAAGCCAAAAGAGAAAAGGCTAATTTGTAAAGGGTGTAATGAAAATGAGAATGCTACCCTGGCATATTTCCAGGATCGTGGTATTAAAGACAGAAACGCCCTTGCTACCATCATGGGCAATATTAGACAAGAATCAACATTCGTGCCTAATATTTGCGAAGGAGGTAGCAGAACCAGTTGGGGTAACTGCGGACGCGGTTACGGACTGATTCAATGGACATCTGCCAACCGTTATTATGGATTGGGTGATTTTGCTAAGAAGTTTGGTGGTTCGCCATCAAATCTTCACACGCAACTTCGTTATCTAACAAATGAAGTCCAGTGGAAAGAGATTGAGGAGCGTATGAAGACTCCTGGTAAATCAATTAACCGCTACATGGACTATGCGTATAGTTGGATTGGTTGGGGGCATCATGGTGCTCGCACTTCGTATGCTCATGATTATGCCAACCGACTGATCACGGTAGAAGTTTAATATATAAGGGGAGTGCTGCAGAACTCCCCTTTCTTATGTTTAACTTTAACTTCGGTAAGAAGAAAACTGATAAGAAACAACTGCTCATAGTTGGTGTCGTATTATCAAGTCTTATTGCAGCACTTTCACAATGTACAAAAATTCCCGATCACGCACTTTGGGACTTATTGGATGAAGTTCAACGTAAATATTTCCCGAACGGGATTTTGAATGAACTTATTTTGCAAGATCCTCACGCGGTAGAACGCAGAGTCAAGCGTGATATAGATCGAGCAATTGATGAAGTCACACCTGAGTATGATCGCATTATTTCTGAATCAAATAAAAGATATCAACCTCAGTATATTGAAGAAAAAAATGACGATTCAGTGTGCTATACTGATGAATGTAAAAAACTTGCTCCTCCCATGAGGATTTGCTCTCCTTGGATTGAAAATTGTTCAAATGAAAGTATTTAAAGATAGTATTAGTTTAGATTTGTGGAAAAAATGTCTTGATGATGTTAATTCCAATCTCTCCGATAGTTGGAAAGTTAGTACCTTTGCTTGGCCAAGGTATGCAACACTGGGTATTTCTGGAAACTGTCTATTCAGAAAAGTAAATCCAGAATTGAGATTAGAAATACTCGAAGAAATTAAAGATATTTTACCCTATTGTAATAAAATATCCATGAATTATCATGTAACGCTACCTAACGGTGGTATCGCACTTCATGATGATTCTAATCATAAATTTGGTGCAACTATATACTTAAACAAAGAATGGCATATTAATCATGGTGGATTATTTGTGTGGCAAGAAGAGCAAGAGGATGGTAGTTCTATCATGAAAGCCCTAGTTCCAGAATGTAGGTCTTTAGTTTTGAATGATATTCATGAAGGTCATGTCGTAACATTAGTCTCAAATTATTTACCAGAACCAAGAATTTCGATTCAAATTTTTGGATCTTGACGATTCGCACCGTATCTGGTATGATTGTCTCATAGGCGGCGGGGGTTCAAACTCCGTATAAGACCTGCCCCTCCTTGCCCACTGGGTCGATAAAGATGGGAGGTCTCTTGACTCAGTAGCTCAGTTGGATAGAGCAACTGCCTTCTAAGCAGTCGGTCGCTGGTTCAAGTCCAGCCTGAGTCGCCAGCCCGAGTGGTGTAATTGGTAGCCACGCATGACTTAGGATCATGTTCTTCGGAGTGGAGGTTCGAGTCCTCTCTCGGGCATTGGAGATTTTATTCTCCATACACACACAAACACACAAGGAGTAAAACAATGACACCTTACGAACTGCGCTTTGAAATTTTTAAGCAAGCTTACGGTCAGGCGCAAGATGAGTTTCACGCAAACTATAATCTTGCAGAAATGTGGAATAGGGATAGAAATGTAAAAATGGATTATCCAGAGTTTCCTACATATGAAGAGGTTGAAGCACTTGCTGATAAAATCAATACTTTTGTAAGTTCCAAATAAAATAGTGGGGTGGCAACACCCCCGTTAGTATTCCCCCTTGGCGCAGCGGTAGCGCAAACGACTGTTAATCGTAGGGTCCCTGGTTCGAATCCAGGAGGGGGAGTTGGAAGTGATCCTGCGATAACCTCAAGAGCACTCCTTCCAACTAAAACCTAGAATATTTCTAGGTCAGGGGGATGGCCTCCCCTGTTTCGCCCTTGTAGCTCAGCTGGTAGAGCGCGGCTTTTGTAAAGCCGATGTCGCAAGTTCAAGTCTTGTCGGGGGCTCTTACAATATACACTTCCTAAATAAGGAAGTGTATAAATACTAATAGATAAACTTTTTATATGTCTATTAAAAATTTATATTCTGATGAGGAAATAAAATCTTTTCTTTTAGAAAGTTCTTCTTTTTGGCAGTTTTGTAAAAAACTTGGATATACTAATAAAAGCGGAACTACTTATGATATTGTAAAAAAAGACCTTGATAATAGAGGAATTAAACTTCCTATTTTTAGGAAGGGTGGTAAAAGCACCAAAAAGAAAACTCACTCTGAAATTTTTTGCGAATTTTCTACTTATGATAGAAAAGATTTAAAAAAGAGAATATTGAAAGATGATATATTAAAGTATGAATGTTTAAAGTGTGGTATATCTGAATGGATGGGAAATCCAATATCACTACAAATAGACCATATTAATGGTGTAAATAACGACAACCGAGTAGAAAATTTAAGATTTTTATGTCCAAATTGCCACTCTCAGACAGATACTTGGGGAAATAAAAAAAGGGCTTGACATAATACTCATTATGCTTTATAATATTTTAGTCCGTGTGAAGCGAAGATGCGCTGGGGTTCCGTGCCTGTGAAGAGGAAACTCTGAGGCTGGGTAAATCCCCACCATTGCGGAGTTAGTTCAGCGGTAGAACGCTATCCTTCCAAGTTAGATGTCGTCGGTTCGATTCCGATACTCCGCTCTTACGAAGTAGTAAAAATGAGCATATACAATAATTATTACTATATTCCTTCTGGCATTAAAAAAGAATTTTGTAGTCTAATACAAAAAGAATTTGGACAAGAATCTTTAACATCCTCAACGATTAGACTTCAAGATTCTCAATCTGCCATTGACTCTGATATAAGAAAAAGTAAAAATTTTTGGATACCAACAGACCATTGGGTTGCTGGTATGATGGCACACTTTATTAACTGTGCAAACTTAAATCTTTTTAATTATGATTTAACATCTTGGCACGATCAAATTCAATTTACAGTCTATGAGGGAAAAGGTTCTCATTATGCTTGGCACAGTGATTTTACTACTGAACAGTACAATCCTGGTATAATAAGAAAACTAAGCATATCTCTTTGCTTATCATCAAAGGATGACTATGAAGGTGGAGAATTTCAACTCATGTCTGGTCCGAGAAATATGAAAACAATTTCAATGGATGTTGGTGACGTAATCATATTCCCTTCAGATATAATACATAGAGTACGTCGATTAAAAAGTGGTAAAAGAATTTCTTTAGTTGGGTGGTATGGTGGACCAGCATTTAGATAGTATAAAATTAACCAGAAATCATTATCCTTCAGTTAAGGATGTGACTTGGGATGATGTTATGGATAAGGCATCTTCTGAGTTATCAGTACCACCTTTTACTGGTATTGTTATCTGGAATGATTATGAGATACATTCCTCAGTAAATCCACATGAAAAAGTAAAACTCCGTAAAACTATTCATAGACAATTCACTAATCCACCAACTTTTGTTTTGCATAGTGATTATCGTCCAGGAACTTTAAATCAAATTTTTCAAGAAGTTTCTGCAAAGCAAGGATTAAAGGTCATGCATGTTTATTTTTCATTTGGACGTGATAACTTAACTTTTGGTGATCATAAAGATACGGTCGATGTTTTGATATTGCAAGCAAAGGGAACAATGTCATATATCTGTGAAGGTATTACTTATAAATTGAATGTTGGAGATAGTCTTTTCATTCCAAAAGGTACATATCATGAACCAGTTGTAACTGGTCCTAGAATTACATTAAGTTTTTCATGGGAGTAGTCATATGATAAAAGTAATTGATAATGTTATTGGAAAAAGATATCAAGAAGAAATAAAAGCCACTCTTTTTGGTAAAGTTTTTGATTGGCATTATAATCGTCTATTAACTTCTGATAATTATGGGAGTGCTTCTGGATTTACTCATTGGTTGTGTGAAACCAGACCAGAGATGAACAGTAAGTACTATGATTTTTTTTCACCTCTAATTTATGAAGTTTCTAATAAATCTGGTGTAAATTATGACCATGTAATAAGAGCTAGAACATTTTTTCAACTGCCATCAATGAATGAAAAGGACCATGACTTTTTTCATATTGATGATATTGAAGTTCCTCATACCGTATTCTTATATTATGTGAATGATTCTGATGGAGATACGGTTATTCTGAAAAATAAATTTGAGTATGGTAAAGACGAAGATGATGATTCAACAGCAGGTAATCCAAACTGGCATAATCCAAAGGGTTTGATTACTGATGATGCACACATTGAAATCTTAGAAAGAGTTACTCCAAAACAAGGAAGAGTTGTGGTTTTTGATGGAGCACATTATCATGCTGCTGGAATTCCAAAGTACAATGAACGTATTGTTTTGAATTTTGATGTTTTTGTTCCCTAACAATAATCTTAACCGTATCTTAATTGACACAACCGATACGGTTATGCTATGATACCACCAACTTAATTATCTTTTAAGATTTGGTTAAGTCACTCTAAATACTCCCGCATAGCAGACGCCCCAACTACTCGCGTCTATATGTGACCCATAATACTTGAGGTATATCTGTATCTCTGGTACAATGTCGTTTAGTACTAAAAACAAACTTTTATGAAATTCAAACAACTGATGCTTGCACCTGTTGCTTTTGGAATGGTTGCTCCTGTTGCTGCGAATGCCGCAGACCTGAATATTGCAGCAGTCAACCAATACACTTCCACAGAACAAGTTTCTAGCGTCACACAACTGTCTGATGTCCGTCCTACGGATTGGGCTTATCAGGCACTCAGCAATCTGGTTGAGCGTTATGGTTGCGTTGCTGGTTATGAAAACGGAACTTACCTTGGTGGTAAGTCCATGACCCGTTTTGAAGCCGCTGCTCTTCTGAATGCTTGTCTGGATCGCGTAACTGAAGTTACCGATGAACTCCAGCGTCTTGCTACTGAGTTCGCCAATGAACTTCAAGTTCTTCGTGGTCGCGTTGCCAAACTGGAGAAGCAGTCTGCTGCTCTTCAGGCACAACAGTTTTCCACTACTACCAAACTCAAGGGTGAAGCAACCTTCGTTCTGGGTGGTGTAGAAGGCGCCCGTCTTGCTAACAGTACCAACGTTGGAAACACTGCTTTCAACTATGACCTCCGTCTGAGTTTTGATACTTCCTTCACTGGTAAGGATCTGCTCAAGACCCGTCTGCGTTCGGGTAACTTCTCATCGCAACCTTTCGGTTCTTCCTCGTCACTGTTCAAACTGGACAAGGCAGAAACCTATGCGAACACGATGACGCTTGACCGTCTCTACTATCGCTTCCCTGCACTTGCTAAGGGCGTTTATCTGACCGCTGGTGCTCAGGTTCGTAACACTGAGATGGCATGGGTTCCTACCGCATATAAGTCGGACATCCTTGACTTCTTCTCCGTTGCTGGTGCTCCTGGTGTCTATAACAAGGCAACTGGTTCTGGTTTCGGTGTAGAGTGGGTACAACCCACCAAGAAGGGTAAAGGTGGTTTCGTTGCTAACCTGAACTATGTTGCCCAGAGCGGTAACGATTCTACCAAAGGTCAGTTTGATGAAGATGGTTCTCTGAACACTCTTGCTCAAGTTGGGTATCGTGCTCCTCAGTATGGTATTGCTTTCGGTTACCGCTACGGCACTGAAGGAACTCGCGTCCGTAACTTCAACGCTCTGGGTGGTGGTTCTGGTAACCTTGCTGCTAACCAAACCTCCAATGGTTATGCGATTAATGCTTACTGGCAACCCAAGAAGTCGGGCATCATTCCTTCTGTGAGTGCTGCTTATGGTTGGAACACCGTAAGTCTGTCTAACAACCGCACGACTCCTAATGCTGCTACCGATTCACAAACTTGGATGGCAGGTCTTCAGTGGAGCGATGTGTTTGTGAAGGGTAATGCCGCTGGTTTCGCCATCGGTGCTCCTGGTAATGCTGCTACTCTGAATGATGACCAAAAGGCAATTATGTGGGAAGCCTTCTATCGTTACAAGGTTAGCGATGCGATTAGCGTGACTCCTGCGGTCTTCTATGTGTCCAACAACCAAGGTCTGAAGCAAGCTTCGGACAATTATGGTGGTGTGATTCAGACGACCTTCCGCTTCTGATAGTATCTTTATACCTCTAAACCTCCTTTCGGGGAGGTTTTTTGGTGTTTGGCGACATTTAACTTTCTCTTAAACTTAATCGAGTACAATTACAAAGAAGTTTTTAATTCTCATGAAACTCAAACATATTGCTACAATCGGTCTCGCTCTTGCTCCCGCTACCGCATTTGCTGGACCTGCTATTAATGGTGCTGGTGCTACCTTCCCTGCACCTATCTACCAGCGTTGGTTCGTTGATTATTCTTCCACCACTGGTGAAAAAGTCAATTATCAGTCCGTTGGTTCTGGTGCTGGCGTTCGCCAGTTCGTTGCTGGAACTGTTGATTTTGGTGCTACTGATGAACCTATCAAAGCAAAGGAAGCAGCAAAAGTAAAGCGTGGTGTCGTTCAGATTCCTATGGTCGGTGGAACTATTGCTGTTGCCTATAACAAGCCTGGATGCAAACTGAAACTGACTCAGAAACAAGTTGTCCATATCTTTATGGGACACATCAAGGACTGGAAGGAAGTTGGTTGTGCTGCTGGTTCTATCAGAGTTGTCCATCGTTCAGACGGTTCTGGAACTACCTATGCATTCACTAATTCTCTGGATGCTTTTGGTGGTTGGACTGCGGGTGTTGGTAAGTCAATCAACTGGCCTACTGGTGTTGGTGCTAAAGGTAACGAAGGCGTTGCTGGAACCCTTTCTAACACTCCTGGCGGTATCGGTTATCTGAACACTGGATTCGTTCGTGCTAACAAACTCCAGGCTGCTGTGCTTCAGAACAAGGCAGGTAAGTTTGTTGGACCTTCTGCTGTGACTGGTGCTGCCGCTCTGAATGGCATCAAACTGGACCCCGTGACCCTTGCTGGAGAAGATCCCAATCCTGCAGGTGCCCGTGCCTATCCTATCTCCACTCTGACTTGGATTCTTGCCTATAAGAGTGGTTATGCTCCTGGTAAGGCATCTGCTGTTCGTGATGCTCTGAACTATGCTCTGAGTTCTAAGGCACAGTCGATTGCTGATGACCTGGGTTATGTTCCTCTTGCTGGTTCGGTCCTGAACCGTGCCCGTCTGAAAGTTCAACAAGTCGGTCTGGGCGAGAAGTGATACATAGGGGGGTTGACAAAACCCCCTTTTTAATGTATTATAAGTAACGAGTCAGGTGGTTTATGTCTCTTCTTTCACAACTCGATAGACAACTTGCTATTACTGCCTTTGAGCATTATGCGGATTTTCTTAAAAGTGAAATTTCTTTTATTGAAGATTCTGACTTAGTTGGAGATTCAAACTATCCAGAATATACTACATATAAACAAGAACTGTATGAGTTAAATACTCTTCTTAACTGGGTTCGTTTGGAATACTTCAAGAATGAAAATTAATCTCTGGTATTGTAAAGATATGAACCTCTGGCGTTGGACTTTGACTGATGATCATCGTCCAATTGTCAGACAAGAATCTGGACAACAAAAACATCTACGTGATGCTATGAATGATGTAGCAAATACTGTAGAATACATTATGGATAAACATTGAATTGATTGGGCGATTAGCGCAGCGGTAGCGCAGTTGCTTTACACGCAATTGGTCGGCGGTTCGAATCCGTCATCGCCCACTTTATAAATACTTCAAAAAAGAAGTATAATGGAAAAACTTTTCAAACAATTGAGTGATATTCAGGCATCTTTGTTTGTCTTGTTTCATAAGACATGGATTTATCATTGGAATGTTGTAGGACCTGATTTTCACCAACTACATACTCTCTTCGGTGAGCAATATACTGCAATGTTTGAAGAGATCGATCGTCTGACTGAACATATGAGATTTCTTGGTATGAAACCAGTGAGCACACTAACTAGAATCACTGAAGTCACTCATATTGAACAAGCATCAAATAGTGCTCAGGGAATCAACGCTAAGATGATGGTGAAGCAACTTCTTGGTGATAATCAAACACTTATTGATATGCTAATTGATGCTTCCAATTCTGCTGAAAGAATTGAGAGTCTTGCTACAGCAAATATTCTTCAGGACTTAATGGAGTCTCATGGCAAATATGTGTGGATGTTGAGGTCTATCTCAGAGACTGCCAGATCGGCATCTGCGGCACTAGAAGATATCCAAGTAGAAGTAGAAGTTCCTCAACAAGCACCTGTACAAACTGAGTCAGTCGAAGAACCAATTGAAGAAGTAATTCCAGAATAATAAAGTTAATTATTTTTAAACCATGATTGTAATTAGATGTAAAGAGTGTGGAGTCGAATTGACTAGCCACCCTACAAAAACAAGGTGCTGTGGGTGTTCTAATATGACCACAGTTAGAGGGGAAACTATTACTGCTTTAGATTTGTCTAAAATTGTAATGGTATCTTCTAATGCTTCAAATCAAAAATCAAGTGTCTTTTCCAATGAAGACCTAGAATATCAAAATGCTCGTAGAAATAGAAAAGTAAGACGTTTAGATTTTGAAGTTAGATAGGTCTTAGTATAGTATTTTCATCATAACGTGCATACTGAAATCCATCATCATTTAGTTTTCCAAAACCAAATCTGCGAGCAACCAAAGAACGTTGGTGTTTTCCAATAACCAGTGAAGACTCTGTAAAACCATCGTTTAGTTTTGGTCCATGTGGTTTTGCAACTAAAACATCTCCAGGTCTTGGAGAAAGTTTGACCATACCCTCTTCTAAATTTTTATAAGTATATTTCATAAAGTTATAGAAGATTTTTTTCCTTTCTTCTAATGAAAATTCGTTTGGTTGCTTAGTATATTTGACTTCATAACCAACCTCTGCAACTCTGGTTTTTTCATGAAAATAAATTCTTTCTGCTAAAGTTTTTATTTTTTCTTCTAACTGTGGTGAGTTATAATGGTCTTCAAACTCTAAGTATAAGTAACTTTTTTTAGTTTGATAAAGTATTATAAATGTATAAATTGCTAGAGCGCCATCCTCACATTTAAAATTGACTTGTTGATATCTTTTATTTTCTTTTGGATAAACTGGAGACCTATCACGATATCCAAGTTTTTTGAGTAGTCTTTCAAACTCAATTCTTTTTGTTGATGGGGTGATAAGCACTTGACGAAATTGAATAGATAGTGTATATTATAACATAATCGGAAGATTGGCCGAGTGGTTGATGGCGTTAGTCTTGAAAACTAATAACGTTAATAGCGTTCCAGGGTTCGAATCCCTGATCTTCCTTGTTACAAATATTACAAAGTTTTAGATTTTCTTAATCTATATTTTTGTATCAACACATAGTTGACATAGTAAAAGTACTCACTAGTATAACTAATAATATTCAATCTAAAACCCTATGGATCAACGCACCTACGACAATTGGGTGAAGATCAAGGAGACGTTTGAAACGTCTGGTAATACGGACAATATGTTCTACAAAAGATCAGTTGAAATCGTAAAGACCAGAAAAGACCCACTTGCGAAGTTTCTTGGAGATGAGAAGTGATGGAACCTCAAGACGAGTTTGTAAGCCGTTCTGAAGTTCAGGAGATGATTGATGCTGCTATACGACGACACAACCGTAATGCTTCTATCATTAGCATGTGCGTCGGTTGGGTGGTTCTTGCTTTATTTGCTGAAGGACTCCTCCGACTTGTAGGTGTTATTCCGCCTGTATTACCATGGCTCAACATTACCCTGAACTAATCGGTATTGTTTTCCTGTTAGTATTTGCCGCCACGATGTTCTATCAAGGCACTTGTATTATGAGAGGTCAAAGAGGATATTCTCTCCGAGACTATATGAAACAGGAAAGTTCAAATATGCGTAAAAGAATAGAAGACTTACTCAAGGACAAATGATCTCTCTTACAGAAGAAGATTTAAAAGAACTCCAAAGAAGAGTTACACAACAAAAAATAGAAGAACTATTTGAAGAACCATCTACTTATGAGGACGAGAATGATGAATACTAATTTAGTTTTCAGCGCAATAACGATTTTAGGTGCGATTGGATGTTTTGTTGTATGGGGACTTAATAACGCATATCCACAATAAAAGTTATGTTACTAGGAAAACTATTGTTATTTGCTTCAGTCCCATTTGTTTTAGCAACACTCTATTTCGGAACAAGAGGAGGGTATTATGACTCCAAAGACTATAAGGGAAATGGAACCGCACACTAGGCAGAGATATCACTTTGCTGCTTCTGCTTTTGTGAGAATGTGGGGACACAGTTCATTACACGACTGTCGTATTGTAGAGTTCTGTGTTGAGTGGGCACATAAAGAAGAAGATGCCCCATTAGATAATAGTGTTGATCAATATTTTTACTATGAGTTCAAGACCTGGAGGGGATACT